TAGCGCTTGACAACCGCGCACAATCGTGGTATAATACAGTATAAGGTAAAGGGATTGTCCCTTATTTTGGAGAAAAATTTTTAATGGCAAATAATACTCAGAAGATGGTTATCCGTGGCAAGGCGTCCTACGCTAAGATCCTTGGTGACCCCGTACTTAATTACAGCAAGGACGGCAAGGAATGGAAGATGGATCTCGTCATTGATGACGCTACTGAGAAGGAATTCAAGGCTGCTGGTATCGGCGATCGGGTGAAGCGAAAGGAGAAGTATCTCAATAACGCACCACACGTGACCTTTAAGCAAGCTGAATTCCGGCGCTCTGGGGAACCCAACCGCCCTATCAAGGTAACTGATATCCTTGGGGATGATTGGGATCAGAAGAAGCTTATCGGTAATGGCAGCGACGTCGACGTCACTTTCGTTGTGCAGGACCATGGTCCGGGTAAGAAGAAGGGTATGTATATCCGGAGTGTGAGAATTCTGAAGCTAGTTGAATACAACTCGGAAGGTGACGCTCCTCCTATCGACGAAACTGACCCGTTCTTTGCCGAAGCTGCTGCTGCTGCAGAGCGTAAGGCTAAGGAAGCGGAACAGTTCCGAAAGGACTTTGGTCTTGATGATGAGGTCGACGACCTCTAATGGAAGAAACATTCGAAACGATTACTGATTGGGCTGATGAGACATTCGGCCCCGTCACCCTCGACCGTTCGTTAGAACGAGCTAAAGAGGAAATCGACGAATTCCTTGAAGAGATCTCCCGACAGACCGTTAGCGTAGATGACGTTCTAGACGAAGCGGCTGATGTTATCATCACTTTAGCACGACTACCGGGTATCGGATATAGAGTCGACGCAAAAATGAAGAAGAACAGAAGTCGTAAGTGGAGACGTGTCGGAGACGGCACAGGCTACCACATCAAGTGAGTCTCAACCACGGGCACACCCGGCGTGGAAGAGTAACAGGACGGCCTCTGAAGCTGCGCCTACCGGGTGGTTTTTTGGAGACACTATGGCGAAGGCCAGACTTAAATTTTCTCGTACGGGGACATTCGTAGAAACCGGAGAATGTGTAGTAGACGTAGACCACCCGAGTATGGGGGAAATCCACAGAGCGGCATACGCAAAAGACTTTCGGGAGTTCCTCACGAAATCCCGTCTGTACGAAGACGAAGCGTGGAGCTTCGAACTAATCGAGATAGAGAATGACAAGAGAAGCGCCTAAAATTGATACTGTAGTTGAAGACGTCTATGCGTTATTCAACCCTAATCACGGGCATATCCCAAATGAAGACAACCTAACTACTTTTGCGGACAATCTCAAAGAAATCCTAAGGCAGCGACTAGCCAAGAGAGAGGCTTTGAATAATCCGTTGAGATTTTCATCCCTTGGGAAGAAGGACCGCCAGTTATGGTATATGGCGAATGACTACCCCCAAGAAGACATCTCAGCAAAGACATACTTCAAGTTCTTGTATGGAGACGTAATTGAGCAGCTTCTTATCTTCCTAGTCAAGGAAGCTGGTCACGTAGTCACTGACGAACAGAAAGAAGTAGAGGTCGATGGAGTTAAAGGTCATATCGACTGCAAGATCGACGGAGTCCTAGTAGACGTTAAGTCGGCCTCTCCCTATGGTTTTGGTAAGTTTGTAAAGAATGAGGTCCATGTCGATGACACCTTTGGTTATACCCAGCAGCTTTCTGGTTACAGCCAAGTGGAAACCCCTGAGGAAGGTCCGGCATGGCTGGCAATGGAAAAGGTCAACGGAAGCCTCGCCCTCACGAAACTCAGCCAGTCTATCGTCAAAGACTACCCCGTAGATAAAAGGATTACACATCTTAAAGAAGTTATCTCTCAGAAAGAACCGCCGCCGAGATGTTACGACGACGTTGAGGACGGAAAGGCTGGAAACCGTCGTCTGGCCACTGGGTGCTCATACTGTGGTTTCAAACATTCGTGTTGGCCGGGACTTCGGACGTTCGTCTACAGTAACGGTCCCAGGTACCTCACGAAAGTAGTGAACGAACCAAACGTCCCAGAAGTCTTTGATGACGACGGAGGATAAACGTCGAAATAGTTATCTCCTTAGAACTTATGGAATAACTCTAGAACAGTACAAGGATCTTCTCTTAAAGCAACAGGAATGTTGCGGGGTATGTCGTCGGCATTACTCGGTTTTTAAAACGAGACTAGCAGTTGATCATAATCACCATACCGGTGAAATCAGAGGCCTTCTCTGCAATCACTGCAATCATAGGCTTATAGGTAGGCATAGAGATTCCGAACTTCTCTACCGCATGGCTGAGTATGTCGGACAAGGTACAGGGTGGTACGTACCAGAAAAAAAGAAACGAAAGAAAAAATGAATAGAATTTTACTGCTAGATATTGAATGGAAGCCAACTAAGGCTTATGTCTGGCAACCTTGGCAGGAAAATATCACGCCAGAAAAGATCATTGAGCATGGCGGCCTCTTGTGTGTAGGTGTCAAGTGGTTTGGTGAAAAGAATACTGAAGTCTTTACCGAGTGGGAGCACGGCCATGTCGAAATGGTTCGTGCCATCCATACTCTCTTGCACGAAGCTGAGGCAGTTGTCACGTATAACGGCGATAAGTACGATCTCCGTAAGTTAGAAGGAGAGTTTCTTTTAGCTGGTCTTGCACCTCCTCCCCCTCCGACGTCTATTGACTGTCTTAAGGCCGTAAAGAAGTTTGGCTTCTTTATGAATCGGCTCGGCTTTGTAGCCCCTTTCTTGGGTCTTGGAGGTAAGCTAGAACACGAAGGTATGGCACTTTGGACTAAGGTGGACAAAGGCGATCCCAAAGCTCAAAAGAAAATGGCTAGGTACTGTGCACAAGATGTCATTCTTCTAGAGAAACTCTACCGTAAGATTAGACCCTATATCAGGAACCATCCTCACACTGGAAAAACAAAAGGTCTTACGTGCGGGGCCTGCGGAAGTCCGAAGCTTCAGAGTCGAGGAGTTCGACGTACGAAGATGTTTAAGATACACCGGATACAGTGCCAAGGTTGCGGGTCATGGCAAGACGGTAAGAGAGAAAAGGTTTAATGGATAAGTACGACCGCATCTACCTGATGCGTAAGATCCGAGAGGCTATGGAGCTTCTTGAAGAAATTGAAACTATGGTTGAGGATATTGAAACCACCGATGAAGACGAGTAACCTGTACTTTTGGCTTGGAGCAGATGCAGAATTGGAAAGTGTAACCTTTGAAGAATTCGAACGACGTATCGATGATGACCGACAAGAACGATTCGCTTTCTTGACTGTTCGAGAACACGTAACTGAAGGTACTTCCGACGAAGGTTATAATGACTGAAACAGATCCAAACGGTAAATCTGCCCACGAACCGGGTAGTAAGCTCGACAGTGGTAAGCCTTGTGTTTTTAGGGGGGTAGTCAGGTACTTCCCTAAGGCTGTTCTTGCTGTGGCAGAAGTATCTGCATTTGGTGCAGAAAAGTACACCTGGGGAGGTTGGGAGACTGTCCCTAATGGTATTGACCGTTACTCCGATGCGATGATGAGACACATCTTTAAGGAAGGTTCCGGAGAGATCTGTGATCCTGATTCGAGTCTTATGCACGCCGCCCATACCGCGTGGGGAGCTCTTGCACGTCTCGAATTGATGCTCCGAGAAGAAGCTGACCAGAAGGCATGGGCTGAATCTCTAGGAGCACAAGAGATTGCCAAGCAGATCAATAGGAATTGGTATTTAAGGCCCAATGACAGGACTGAATAAGTACACCGAAAAAGAACGCAGGGAAATGCGGAGGCGCGCTAAGAAAGAGCGTGACCTCCGGTACCCGAAGCGTAACAGAACCAGTCAACAGATAGAAGAATATGACGAACCAACCTAATCCCTTTCCGAAACTCTTTCAAGAGTTTATCCATAAGAGTAGATACGCCCGATGGCGTGACGAGGACAACCGACGGGAAGACTGGGGTGAGACTGTCACTCGTCTGATGGACTACTACTCTCATCATATTGAGGGATTAGACGGTGGTGATTACTACGAGCTTCACGACGCGATCTATAATCTCGAGGTAATGCCCTCTATGAGGGCTATGATGACTGCCGGTCCGGCCCTTGATCGGTGTCATGTCGCAGCATATAACTGTGCCTACCTCCCTGTCGACAGTCTTCGTTCTTTTGACGAAGCTATGTATATCTTAATGTGTGGAACCGGTGTCGGTTTCTCTGTGGAAAGTAAATATGTTGAACAACTCCCCCGTATCGCTGAAGAGTTTACCGAGAGTGCTAGCGTCATTCGGGTTGGCGATAGTAAAGAAGGATGGTCAAAAGCCCTCCGAGAACTCGTCGCCTTACTCACTGCTGGTCAGCTTCCCAAATGGGACGTCTCGGGCGTACGACCTGCGGGAGCAAGACTTCGGACCTTTGGTGGACGCGCTTCAGGACCCGAACCTCTGGTTGACCTTTTTGAATTCGCTAGTAGGCTCTTTCGAGGCGCAGCGGGCCGCCGACTAACCTCTCTTGAAGCCCACGATCTTATGTGCAAGATCGGAGATGTAGTCGTAGTAGGGGGTGTTCGCCGCTCGGCCATGATCTCCCTGTTCGATTGCACTGACGATCGTATGGGAACTAGTAAGACCGGGGCTTGGTGGGAGAAGAATGGTATCCGTCGTCTTGCCAATAACTCCGCTGTCTATCCAAATCGCCGACCCGATGTCGGCTTCTTTATGAAGAAGTGGAAGGAAATTTATGACAGCCACTCGGGAGAACCCGGTCTCTTCAGTCGATATGCTTGTCAGAGAATTGCTGCAAGAAATGGACGGCGTGAGTCAGAGGTTGATTTTGGGACCAACCCATGCAGTGAAATTATCTTGCGCCCATTCGAGTTTTGCAACCTTACCGAAGTTGTTGTCCGATCTGGGGATTCTTTGGATGAGCTCAAAAGAAAGGTACGAGTTGCGACAATACTTGGAACGATCCAGAGCACTTTCACAGACTTTAAGTACCTGAGGAAGATCTGGCAAAAGAACTGTGAAGAAGAGAGACTTCTCGGAGTCAGTCTCACAGGCATCTTCGATAACCCTGAAATTCTAAATGAGAGAACTCTTGAAGACTTACGTCTACACTCTATCGAAGTCAACGCTGAGTGGGCCAAGCGACTCGGTATTAACCCTGCTGCTGCGATTACTTGTGTTAAACCCTCTGGTACTGTTTCTCAGTTGGTTGATTCTTCTTCTGGGCTTCATCCTCGTCATAGTCCTTTTTATCTTCGCACAGTTAGAGCTGACAATAAAGATCCTCTTACTATCTTCCTTAAGGATTCGGGAGTCTACAACGAGCCTGATGTTATGGCTCCGGACTCGACTACGGTCTTTTACTTCCCGATTAAATCGCCGGAAGGATCAGTAAACAGGGAAGCCGTCTCGGCTATTGATCAGTTAGAGACATGGAAGATTTTACAAGAGCATTGGTGTGAACACAAGCCCTCGGCGACCGTCTACATTAAGGAAGACGAGTGGGTCGATGTAGGCTCCTGGGTCTATAAGAATTTCGACCTCCTGTCGGGCGTGGCCTTCCTACCTTATGACGGTGGTACGTATAAGCAGGCGCCTTATCAGGAGCTTTCCGAGGAAGAGTACGAAAAGTGGGTTGCAGAGAACCCGACACCTACTATCGATTGGAGCGACCTCCGCTTCTACGAAACTGAAGACACTACAACTGGATCGCAGGAACTCGCCTGTGCCGGGGGTGTCTGTGACGTCATCGCTATTGGAGATGTGAAAGATGGCTAATAATTCATTCGACGACGAGATCTATATCTCGGTTACTCTCGATGATTATCTTGAACTACGAGAGTTGAAGGACTTCCTCATTACTCTTGTAGATTACGGGCTTAAGGATTGGGAACATTTCGATGAAGCTGTTGAAGACTTTCTCGAAGACGACGACTCGCGTGACGATCCTCGGGACTTTCTGTGATTGAGTTCTTAAAGACTTACGCACTTCAACTCTTGGGAGGGGCACTCGCTGTGTCCCTCCTAGGGAATGTCTTCTTAGGTATCACTGCCAACCATTATGCAGATAAGGCTGCTAATTGTAAGGCATCTATCATCGCAACAAACAAAATCGCCACTACGGAAAAGAAGATCGTAGAAGCGAGACAAGACAAGGTCAAGAATGAAGCTCAAGTCACTGTCACTGATCGTATCAGTAGTGCTACTCAGCGGGTGCGGGACGACGCGCGTAGGAAGCCCTATCTGCCCAGCCCTATCTCCACCTCCCCCCGTGTTGATGCAGAAGGTACAGCATCCGAGTTACTTCCCACCGGAATTACGGACACCGAAGTCCAAGACCGAGTGATCTGTACGACTAACACTATTCTCGCGGAAGAATGGCAAGACTTCTACAAGAAACAGTTAGAAATCAGAGAGGACCAGAATGCTGACCGCTAAGTGTGTCGCTTACCTCGGTATGGAAGAGGGCCTCTGTTTAGAGGCTTACAGGGATACCGGTAATGTATGGACGTGGGCTTTAGGAGTCACTGACGCGTCAGGCCATAAGGTCAGTAGGTATATTAATAATCCTCAATCCTTAGATAAAGCCCTTGAAGTCTCTGTCTGGCTTATCAAAGAGAAGTACCTTCCTGCAGTAGAGAGGGCTTTCAAGGCTAAGCTCACCGAACCCCAGACTGCCGCTGCCCTATCCTTTCATTGGAATACCGGCGCCATTGCTAGAGCCCAGTGGGTTAAGGATTATAACGCAGGTAACAACCAAAAAGCATATGACGGTTTTCTCCAGTGGACCTCCAGAGGCCTTCTAGAAGGTCGTCGTAAGAGAGAACGAGAACTGTTCTTTAACGGTAAGTGGCCTAACGATCTCCGAGCAAATGTCTATCCAGTAAATCCTGAGACTCATCGACCCATTATTTCCAAACCTACTAAGATGGATCTTCTAGATACGTTGAAGAAGATCCTGTAGGTGATACAAGAAAACCCCCGAGTAGCTCTAGGGCCGCTCGGGGGTTTTTTTATTCTAGGCCCTTGGCTTTGCCCCATTCTCGGACAAAGATCATAGGTGACCACGCGGCAATTACTGCTGCAAAAGCCGTGAGATCTACGCTCTCCTTATTGATAAGAGGTATGACAATCGCGTTTACGATAGTACCAGTAATTAACGTCACGTAGGTCATCGGTCTCCACCACTTCCGTACGAAGCAGAGGACGTACTTCTCGATTTCGAGATACTTTTCTTTTAGATTAGCCATTTTTGAAGTAGTCCATCAAAGCGTAGAAAAAACCCACAACACCCGTACCCATCAGGAGAGAGGCTAACCAGAAAGCCCCTACACCCTCATTTCGTAGAGTCAATAACGAATCGAGCTTTGAGTTAATGTCCGTGCAGACAATTTCAAATTTGTCCTGATTCGCCATAACCTGCTTCATTTCCACTTCTAACCTAGTTAATCTTTCGGCGCTAGTCTCCGCCATTAGTCCCTCCGAACAAATCCTCACGAGCGTACTTTCTCATTTGAGAAACGATTTTATCAGTGAGTTTGATTTTCTCTTCGTCAGTCATTGCAGCCCAATCAGGTCCTGCCATATAGTCTGTCAGAGACTGGTGGATATACTCCCCCGAGATCTTCTGGTACTCTTGGACAATCTCTGCAGGGACCTCAGAACTTCCGAAGACCTTTTTAAGATCACTCCTTACTACAGGAGTAACCAACGGCTTCCCGCCATTGACCTTAGTCAGACGAGCGATTTCCCGTACGGTGGGATCAGGATCCTCTTTCGAAGAATCTCCGATAGTTAGTACGGATTTCTTTGATTTGACAGGACGGCCATAGACGTCGTATCTAATCGGAAGGTCTTCTCTAAAACCGGGAACACTCTTAAGAACCGCTCCCTCGACCTTAGTGCCGAGAGTTCCTGTACCCGTGGCGTCTCTCTGATACCCATCTACGAGTTCCGCACCGTGTCGGAGGCCAGAGGGGATCATAGACGAAGCCATATTAGCGGCATAGTTCTCGCGGTTATTCTTGGCAAGACTCGACTTACCCATAGCCCCAAAAAGCTTCCCCAACTGAGACAGGAACGTATTCTGGTGTACGCTATTACCTGCCGCTGCTACAACATTAAAGACCTTATCGAGGGTGTCCGCCTTAGTGAAATCTTCCGAAGTCATTTCATCTCCGATTTCTGCAACGGCGTTAGCCAACGGGACAACCTGATCTAGGCCTCTCATAGAGTACCACGTATCTCCGAACTTAATCGAGTTAGGCTGCCAACCTTCTGCCTGCTTCTGCATCCCGGCTCGGAAATTAGCGTCGTTAGTGCCCGAAAGTTCTTCATCCTTGTACTTCTGTAAAAGAAAGCCTATCAGAAGGGCCCCAGTAGTCATACGACCAAGAACAAGATCACGACGAGCTCCACCTGCCTTCCAGTCCTCTTGGTTAACTCTATCGAGCATACCGAGAATAGGAGTCCTGCGGATAGACGCCCAAAACAGTCGGTCAGAGACACGGCTAAACGGAGCCACAAAGTGTAGGACCGTACGGAGAAATCTTTTACCGTAGTTGTTCCTACCGGGGTGGCTTTTGAGTCTTTCGAGACTCTGACCCATCCAAGACGGTTCATCGACCAACTGTAGAATAGCGGCCTCTATATCGGCAGAATACTTCATCTCTCCAACCGGGTTAGCAATAAGCTCTGCCACTCGATCCCGATAGGCTTGCCCTGTGTGACCCTCAGAGAGAGCTATTCTATGAGCCAGACCGTTAATTGCGGCCTGTTCAATCATCGAACGAGAGAACGAGTCCGAAGCGGCAAGAGCGCGGCTAGGGACTTCCAAGGCGATACCTGTAGGACCTACTTTATTAGAGAAGAGGTTACTACCGATTTCTACCTTACTGACCTGATGAGTCGGGCGACCTGCCGCAAAGCTCTTAGCGGCTTCTGCGTAAGTCCCGCCATTAGTCAAAGCTTGGATAAGGCCTATCTGCCTCGCAAGGACTTCTCTAGCGCTGATACGATCCTTGCTACCGAACGGTCTCTTCATCTGACCAATAACACTGGCAAAGCCACGATCGACAAGATCAGTGAAGATGCTGCCCGTATTACCGATGAAGTTAACGGCATGAGTCCCCAGGTTATAAAGCATCATGTTGTACCTGTACGAAATCAGGTAGTCTTCCCAATAAGGGGAGAACATGTCCTTGGCAATTCTAGCCTGAGCAGAAGGATTGTCTTTCATCTCTGAAAGTTTCTTAGCGGTCTCTTCGAGGATCTTTCGATCTCCGAGATGTTCGAGACCGACCTTCTTACCCATCATGCGAAGTGTTTCAATAGTGACTTCGTTCGGGCCTACACTTTCACGCATCGAGCGAAGAGCTCTACCGGCTTCTGATACAGCCTTAGATAAGGAAGCCTGAAGATCACTATGGACGGCCATATACCTAGCAAATAGAGCGAGATTGATATCAGAGTTATCACCCCGACCGATCTCGTCAGCGACCTTCATTGTACGCTCTGCCGAACGGGCGAGAACCTCCCTCATTGCGAGAAGACGGGCGCCGCCGTTATCGGCAGTCCAGTTCTTCACATCTTTGAAAGACATACCCATCTCATTAGAGGCATCTCTCATCTCATCGATGGAAACTCTCGTCCTAGGGATCTTCTTGGAGATATGCCGTACAACGGCCTTACCCCCTTCCGAGATATCGAAGTTATCGAGGTTGATATTCCCTGCGAGATCCTTAGCCTTCTTGGCGATTTCTTCCTTGACAGGAATGTCTTTTGAAGTTTTTGCTTCTGCGGCATTTTTCCTAGCTACAGAAGCCCTTACAAACTTCTTCCGCATGTACTTGTTGATGATTTTGGCTTGTTTCTCATCAAAGATCACGAAGTTATAGGTCTTCTCTCCATTTTTGTTTCGAGAGAAACCGTCTTCATACTTATTTCCGATAATTCCGGCGTCTCGAAGAGCCAAAGAAGCGGCCTTCGGAGATCCTTCCCTACGGACCATTTCGTTGTAGATTTGATCCCCGGTAAGAAGAGGTTTTGTTCCGTAAACTTCAAGAGCTAGTTTATCGGCCTTCTGTCCCGCTGATCTCCAAACACTTTCTAACTTCGAGAGTTTAGCTTGCTCTGTTTCGGTCAGAAAGTTGTGTCGATTAATTCCTGTTATGCCGGGATACTTTTCTCTAAGGGTATCCCAGAAAGCGTCTACATCTTCCTTCGCATTATGTTTCAGCCACGTAGCTTTATTGAGTTCTTTCTCTGAGATTCTCCAACCATCGTCCTTGATTCTAAAACCAAGCTTCTCAAGACTCTTCTTGACCTGAGGAGTTTGCTTATCTGCCCGAGCAAAGAGTTTAAGAGTTTTTGCCTCTTGTTCAGGATGGAGATGCACTTCATACGTTTTTGCAGACGTTTTATGATCAACTCTACCAAGGTCTTCAGGACGATTAGCCAACTCTCTGAAGAGCATCGCCTGATCTTCGTAAAGATTCCCGAGATGTCTTTCAGCATTACCTTGGAAAAAAGGATCTCTGATTTTTTCCCTTCTTAAAGATTCCCTATAATACTCGCTCATTTGCAGCGAGGACTTTTCTTGACTCCTTAAGAGATCGACTAAAGTCCACTCTTCAGGATAATCCCATCTTTCGTCAAAGAAGTGATTGATATTTCCTTCAACTTCCCCCAAAACTTCATCGAGCATAGCGGAGGGGTACGACCAGTCTCTAGATAAAACTGCTTCGGCCCATTTGGCAAAAGGTTCGGTAGCTACGTGAAGAGTGTCACCGGGCTTTAGGTTACTTTCGGAAAATTGCTTACGGTAGTAATCACCCGTACGCTCACCTAGGTAAGTTCCCCAACCATAAACCTGAGCGCCTTCCCCGGTACCCATAAACGAGTGATCGAACTTACCATGGGGATTCTCTTCGTCGGTATTCTTAAAATCGTGGGGAGAGACATGCTCCAACTTACGGATATACCGGTTGCCGTCGGCAGAGACCTGCGCGTTACGACCGCCGTTAATGACCTTACTATGAGCCATGGCGAGGATCGTCTTGATCTCACGATCAGAATAGGCGAGATCCTTCCTCCCCGCCCTACGGGCAAAAGACTTGATGATGTTCTTGATACGGTCCCATGCAGTAGCGTCAAACGGACCAGTCTCAGAACGCTCAGCAAGGACTTCTTCAGTCGCACGGAGACGAGGATCGACACCCTCAGGGGTCTGACCCCCCTCAAGGAACCACGCATCTGCGGCTTCCCTTAGATCAGGATTCGTCTTATACGCCCGATCTAAGAAGGTGTCTAAAGTCTTACCGAACTGAAGCGACAGACCGTAGTGACCCAAAGCTTCGTGGTACGTCAGTGCGGTGACGTCTTCAGGCCCTTCAAGGTGATCCGAGATGGCGTGTACAGTCCCGTCGGCATCCACAAAAGCCTTGACGTCCTCTGGGCGCCCGTCAGTATCCCGAAGTATCTGTAACTGCTGCACTTCAGGAAGTTCGTCAAACTTGTCGACGATATTAAACTTAGGAGGGTTCTTCCATCCAGAAGTCAACTCGGCAATCTTCTGGTCTACATACGCTTTCGTACGGTAGTCAGGCCGGGTGACCTTCTCACCAGTCTTACCGGCTTGTGCCAGAGCGATACGCTGCTCAAGTTCAGGAGTCGTCAAGACATTGACGTCCTGAGTCTGAGTCGGATCTTTGTAGTTTACAAGTTCTTCGGGAGTGCCAAGCTCTTGAGAAGCCTTCTGGAACTCTTCATCGAGCATTTTCTCAAGCTCTGGATCGACAGGCTTCTGAGAAAGGTCCTCTCCACGGGGTATCCCTTGGGGCTCTACCGGCTCAAGACGGTCTAGACGAGGGGCGTTCTTCCTAGCCTCATTAAGAGCCTTACGATCTGGTTCGACATCGCCCCAGTAATGGACCTGACCGTTATCGAAGATCTTTCCATCAGAGATGATATCCCCTTCGGCGTTACTTACTCGAAACTCTTGGTAGGCCTTGCCGTCCCAGTGGGTATACCTCTCAGGAAGAATAGTAATAGTACTTCCGTCGTTGGTCTTGATTTCCGGACGGTCATCCGTAACACTACCAGACAAGCCATCTTCAGCGATGCCTCCGAATCTATTAGCGACCTTAGCGGCGGCTTCACCTAAACCCTGGAAGGCCGTACCAGTGAGGGCAGCCATAACACCCCTCGTCGGAGAGAACTCATCCTGTACACCAGCCGCGACGTCAGCACCCTGATAGACGGCATCCGTACCTGCGTTAATAACTGGGGCAGACATAATCCTACCCCCTGCCGTACGGCCTATAGACCCAGGAAGGAAATACTCTGGTCCGGCAGAACCAAGCATACCGGCGGGGAAACCCCCGATATCTCCGGCAATGGTCTCATCCACGTAAGAGTTAGCGATACTCGCATCTAACTCTTCACGCAGGAGTTTCTGCGCTTCTGCGATGTCTTCCCGGCTAAGCTCGGGATTCAGAAGAGCCTGGGCCTCTCTTGCAACGACACCGGGGAAACCCTCCTGAGCAGCCCTCTTGTACTGATCGGACAGATACTTCAGTTCCGTCTCATACGGAGCCGCTTTCTTACCCTCGACAACGATGTCTTCACCCTGAACGTCGTTAGGGTCCCTGCCCGGAGAGACCCAGTTCATAGGAGTCTTCCTACCGTCTTTGGTCTGGTTGTAGTAAAATCTAAGAGCGACTAAATTGCCGGGAGCCTTAGTAAAGCCTGGGTATCTCCCATCGATTTCAGAGACGAGATCATCAAATTTACTAGTCTTGGCGTTCTTAGCGATAAAGGTAGAAATCCAACCCTTTTGCTCGGCCTCCCTACCAGTGAGCCCCGTCTCCCCGGAGAGAGTTCCAGAGCCTTCCTGATTGATATCTACCGAGACATTTTGATCGATTTTCTTAGGAGAGGTCGGAGGAGTATCTGAAACTTCAAACGGTTTGCTAGGATCAAACTGGGCGCCCGAAGTCGCCTCGGGACCCTTACCTAGAACGACATGCCAATGTCCTCCGGTAGCCCAAGGCGACGGGTTCTTATACTCGTCAATTGCTTCAAGGATAGTATACCCTGCGTCCTTGTAACCCTTGATGTAATCATCAAAAGTCATACCGGGAATCGCTGCGACATCAATGGCTCCCGGAGTCCTGTGAAGACTGGAGGGATTCTTAATAGTCAAGGGGTGGTTCGGCGGTCTATAAGTAGAGCCGATGTTTACTCCGGGGTAGAGAGTCTTAGCTACAGATTCAACGTCCTCCACAGGAGGTACGTCGAAAGCCTTGAACTCTGCATTCGGATTGAAAGAGGGAGCCTTGTCAGAGACCGTTGCAGCCGGGCGGGCCGGTGCCGGAGTCTTCTCAATGGGACCGTCCAAAATATCGAACGGCTGATTAGGATCGAAGGGCATTTATTTCCTTAATTATTTGAAGGGAACGTAAGTCTTACCATCCCAGCGATAGGTGGTACCGTTTTGGTTTACGTACTTACCGTGGGGTCCGTTGTCTCCGCCTATTTTAGCAGGAGTACCACCCGGAGGAGTTATACCACGTGGTCTAGGAATACCTCCGGCCTTTCCGGAAGGTCGGTTATTGATGGCGTTATTCCGCTGTTCTTGTTCACCAATACGGGCGGCATTCATACGGGCGTTAGAAGTCAATTTAGCGGCGTCCATTCGCATACC